TTGCTCCCTGCACAAAACTCACAAGCGCATCGGCAAAAGCGTTGATGCTGGCCATTTGCTCTGTTGTCGGCTCACCTGTTAGGTTGGCCTTCATTGCATTCACTATGATCGATCTGTCAAGCGCCATCGTTAACTCATTAATCTGCCCTTGCGCGATAGGTAATCACGCATCATATTGTCAAAGTTGTCCCGCATTGATTTGGTAAGTAGGTTCGCATCTGCCTGTGTCGCGCTGCCGTTCAAATGGATCACAGGTGCAAAAGTGATATTCATGCCCATGTTTCCGTTGCTTCCCGCTCCCTGCATCACAGGTATCGGTGTCGATTGGTGCATAGCCCCACGCAGCACACTCATAGCATTCCCCCAGGCATGTACCAGCGATGTCGGTTTAATGCTCTCGGCTATGGTCTCTATCAGCTTCACCTTGTGTATGTCACGCAGTGCACCTTCCTTGGCCGGGCTGAACGGCAGAAAGTTGCGGATCTTCTTCGCCACATTGTGCATGGTGTCCCCTATCGCGCCTATCTTGTTCATGATCCCGCCGATAATGCTGTCAATGATGTGCTTGCCCGCTTCAAAGAACTTGCTGCCAAAATTCCACAGCCATTTAAAAACGTTCACGAACGGCGCTTTTACATCATCCCACAACTTGGAGAAGAAATGCGTGATCGGCTTCCAGTATTTGTAGATAAGGCCAACGGGCGTCATATTCATCAGCACCCACCCTATCGCCTTTACAGCTACCTGAAAAATGGCTTTGATCACATCCCACAGTCCACTGAAAAAATTGCTTACCTGCTTCCAGTATTTAAATATCAGTAACACGGGGCTGAAGTAAACAATTACACTGTTTTTGACCCAATTCCACGCAGCGCTGAAGATACTTTTTATACCATCCCACAACCTGGAAAAAAAGTTCTTGATATCATCCCAATAAATATAGATGGCTGTAGCGGCCGCAATCGCGGCAGTGGCGAGTAATATAAAAGGATTCATCTCCATGGTTACATTCAGCGCCATCATCACTGCTCTTATGCCCTGTATGATCTTGATAACACCCATCAGCGCCATGGCCGCGCTGGCGATGGCTACAAAAGCGCCAGCCAACTTGGCTAACTTAGGGTGCATATCCAGGAATGCACCTACTTTAACAACCACGCTGTTCAATACACCCAACACTTTCTTGTAGGGCGCTGCTATCGCCGCTCCGAAGCTGGCCCAGCTGTTAGTTATGTTACTCTGCATAACTTTCTCCTGCATTCGTTGACCCTGCATGAGCACAGCTACCTTGTGATTCAGATCGGCTTGCTGGTCCAGTTTCCGCTTCATTTCCGGATAAGCATTCAGCCCCTCGTTGGCGAGAAACTGCATAAAGTCGGTACTAAGGCCTTGTTTGCCGCTGAAAGGTTGTAAAATGGCCTCTATGGCCGCAGGGTGTAATCCTTGTAATTTGCCAAGCTGGTTGACAAAATTATCTATACCTAAGAATTTGCCCTTGCTGTCAAAAAAATCAAGATGTTTATGAAACAGTTCCGCTACCTGGTTGGCTTTGGCAACCTTATCGGCGCTGCCAATGCCGTCGAGTATTCTGCGGAAGTTTGTACCAACGCTTTGGCCACTTATACCTCTCGACATGAAGATGGCGCCCAGAGCTCCCATCTGTTTGCTCGTTTCAAGTCCCTGCGCATGCAAATTTGATAGCCCCAATCCAACCTTGGAAAAGAACTGATTCATTTCATCCACAGCTTCTTGGCCGGTTTTTCCGACGCCGCTGTCGTGTATGCGCGCTACCAGGTCCATAACTCCATACATCTGACTTGCCGCAACTCCCATATCGTTTTTCATATGTGCAGCAAATTCAGCTGTAGCGGCTGGTAGCATGTTGTCAAAGTAAATGGCCAGCTTCGCACTCTGTTCACCGATACCGCCTAATATGTCCTCTGGCTTCAATCGGTTCTGTTTCATTACGCGCTCCATGTCCAGGTAAGCGGCTGCAGTTCCGGTATAGGTGGCGCTCAGTTGTTTACCGTAATTGAACATGCGGTCATACATCGCTTCGTCAAGAAACCCACCTTTGCCCATTATTGAGGCTTTAAGCTGATTTCCCGCCTGCTCCATATCACCGAAAGCATCGGTGCCCTTTTCTAAAAGATCAACACCTTTTTTCGCGGCAAATATCTGCGCGATGCCATCACCAACCTTCGCCATGCCATTTCCAAACTGAGCCAGCTTGGCTTCAGTTTTAGAAAAGAACTCATCAATGACCTGCGAGGCCTGGTTACGTGCGGAAAGCACCAACGCTATACCAATATTCTTATCCGCCATTTATTTTACTTAGCCGGTCCGCGCCATGGGCAACCACCGTATTGCGTCAGTTTCTCAAAAAGTTTTATGCCCTCTTCATACCATTTCGAAAGCTGAATTCCTTTCCATTGCTCTACTTCCAGTGGGCTCAGGCTGTAGAAGTGGGCCACAAAAGCTACCTGCTCCGGTGACCCGCCTAAAAATTTAGCTTCGCAGCCGCCGCAGTCAGCCTGTTGGTATCAGCAGCTTTCCAGTCGTTCAGATCTTCCGCAACAAACTTCACTTCAGCGCCGGTTTTGTCGGTAATGGTTGTGCCGATCGCTACGTATGCAGCAAGCAGCATATCCTTGTTCTTTCCGGCTATTGTTGCTGCCTTATCGCTTTCTTTCTTGGTCAGCTCGCGCATAATGGCCACTTTACCGCCGCGCAGTTGGATGCGCTTGGTCACATTGCCCTCATCATCAACGCGGGTTTCTGTTTCCAGGGCATGTTCGCCGGAGTTGTCATAATAGTACCCGTCAGCGTCCGGCTGTGTCGGATAAACGATTTCATTTTCTTCCATGTTCATATGTCGGTTGAATTGATGATTGTTAAATGCTGTTGTAAAACCAAAACAAGCGGCGGTTATTCCGCCGCTTGTGTAAGTCTGTTCATACTTTTTGCTTAGTTCAGCGCATCCAGCGTTTCGCGGGTGGCTTCCTCTACTGCCTTCACTGCTTCGGCAACCTGGTCGGCCATTATCCAGTTAGATGTGGCGCTCAGGGCAAATGTCTGTGCGTTCAGCTCAGTGATGATCCTGCCGCTTTCGCTGATCACGTTCGCAGCCTGGTCACCATTGTTCAGCTTTGCAAAGCTGGCTTTCACCTTGTCCTTCAAAGTCGCTGGTGAAGCCTCTGCAGGCGCAGCAGTTTCAGTAGCGGGAGCGGATTCGCCATTTTCAGCCGGTGCAGCTGCAGCACTCTCAGTAGTTGTGCCCGCATCAGCAGTTTCGGTTGTAGTTGTGCCTGTTTCGGCAGTTTCAGTGGCTGCGCCACCTGCGTTTTCTTCCGGACTTCCTGCGTCCCTGTAAAAGATGTTTTTCATTGTCTATGGTTGATTTTAATACCCAAAATTGTACACGCGGCTTAGATGCCCAGGTTAGAGCGGTAATCTGCCAGCAGATCCACGCCATCCACTATATACACCTGCGCAAACAAGTCCACATCAAACACCAATTCGCCATCGATCAGCAGTTTGTAGCCCGTCACGTTGAATTCCGTTTCAATGTCCGGGTTATCCTGGTGCTTCAGCACTATTGCCGGCAGGTTCATGCTCAGCCCGCGGATAATGGCCACAACGGGCACACTGCCGCTTTTGCTGCCGTTTTCCCATGTATCACTGTTGGCGCGTATCATGATGTCGCTGGAGCTGTAGAAATTGGCGGCCTGCTTCATCACATCCACATCTACAGAATTCCACTTGATCTTCATGGTCATCTTGTCCAGGCCGGTAGTAAGGTCTATCGCACCCAATCCGCTCAGCGGCTTGTGCTCTGCCATCTTTGGCTTCAGGTTCGGAAGTGTCACTTCTTCAGCCTGGCCCGCATAAGAAACGCCGTTCAGATACACATTGGCATTGTAGAGCGTCTGTATTGTTGTCCCCGCCATATCGCAGTTATTTAAAGTATTATTTAATGTTTATTCGTTGCTGGGCAAATACCTTACAGGTTAGCGTACAGGTTGATGTCCAGTATATCGTAAAAAATGATCTGCTCTGCAGGTGTCGGCACCATATAGATGCGCCTGAACTTCACAATGCCGGCAGCAAGGTCGCTTGGGCTGTTGTCAGCCTTGTTATACACAATGCTGCTTCCCGGCAGTAATGCGCCTTCCTGTATCAGCGATTTGATAAAGTTGTTGCCGGTTGTGGCAATAACATCTATCAGTGCAGCATTTATAGACTGATCCACATAAGGTAATGCCGCTGCTTCCATGGCATCGCTCACCATGCCGTCCGTGCGATACACGTTATCAAACGTGGTCACTGCGCTGCTGGATGGGTAGCTGGCATTCCTGTTGCCCCAGGTGCGATAGCCAAGGCCATAGCCTGTCAGGTACGTCATGATGCCCTGTGCATTCAGCAGGTTGGAATCACTGTTCGGATCTGTGAAGCTGGTAGTAATGTCCATGTCCACACCTACCACGCCCGGTATCTGCTGATTGCTCACGCTCTGCCAGTAACCTACGTTGCCATCATTGGCCACATATATACCGGCAAGGAATGCGCTGAACGGATAGGCCACATTGGCATTTGCATACGCGTCATACGCTTTCAGCCATGGGAACACAGGGCGCGTTTGTGGTAGGCTCGTATTCCACTGGCCGCTGCCACGCAGGGCAAGTGCGGCGCTTTTGGTTGTTCCGCTCGCCGCATCGCTGATCCAGACGCCGCGGTAGCTTCCGGCAGATGCTTCCAGCGCAGCTTCTACACCACTCAGGGTGGCGTAGGTCGGCGCTATCACTATCTTCACTTTAAAGCCATAAGTACCTGCAACCAGGTCCAGCAGTTTGCTGCCCGTGCGGGTGCTGCCGCTTATGCTGCCTATGATGTCAGTGCCGGCAACGCCTGATGTGTTCAGGTAGTCGCCAACAAAGTTCAACTGCACGTTTTTATAGGTACCGGTGATGTCGGTAAAATTGCCATATGCGTCCAGTGTGTAGTCCACACCATATGTATAGCTGCCACCGGCCGCTACATTCACAGCGCTCGCGTCACTGTGCTTGTATATTTTCACCAGGTCCAGCGTTGCGGCTATCCAGGTTTTCGCCAAAGCCACTTTTCCGGTTGTCGCGTCTGGTGTTGCCACCAAAGGACTGCCGGTCGTGTAAGAAGACTTGTGGTTGGTAGCGTTATACGCATTCACCACAACTATCGGGCAGCTTCCATCGCTGCCGGTCGTGCTGGCGCCTTGCACCACAGACCGGATGGTGGCCAGCGTCTTGGCAATATTGTTGTCCGGAGTAGCGGCGCCAAACTGCGCATCATCCGTAGCGTTGTTGCACAATACAAGCTGCTGCGTTGGGCCCACCGGAGAAACACCGATAAGACCTATTACGCAGCTCTCATTTACCGCTATCGTACCGCCTGTTGCTGGCAGAGATATTGTCCTGACACCGTGATAAAAAGACATAGAAAAGTTTTTTTGAAATTCTTTTAAGATTACTCAACATCAGTCGCCGCAACTGCTTCAGTTGTGTCAACGGGCTTCAGGTAACCAAGTTTCACATAGTTCATCACCTGTTCGTTATCTGCCGGCAGATCATAAACACCGTTTATGCTCATTACCACGTCAGTTACTTCAGGTCTTGCCACTGGCACACGCACCTTCTGGCCTATCTTAGCAGCAGCCACCTGCGCATCTACTATACCGGCAGGCACGTTCAGGCGTTTCGCCTTGTTGCTGGCCAGTATTTCCGCTTTCAATGCGCGGCGCATGGCGGCATCATGGCGTGCATTTGCTTCAGATGCGGCTTTTACTTCCGCATCATCAGGCACTATCATTTTCACCTTGCCTTTTTCCATCACTGGAACTGCAATGTGTCCAGGTGTGTGTTCGGTCCAGATATAATTTGGCATACTGACTTTTTTTATGGTTAAAGCTGCACAGCAGCTAACTCTACTTACTACTTACTACTTTTTACTTACTACTTACGACTTGCTACTATCTCACAATGGCCCTTCTCCGTTTATATACAGGCTACTGTCTATCCCTGCAAATGGCCCGCTATCCGGTAATGGCTGGTCTGTGTCATCGATCACCTGCTGCGACACCGTCCTGAACGAGAATTCAATGAACGGGTTAAGCTGGCCATCAACAATATTCCAATCGCCATAATTGCTGATCCACATCCGGGTTTTTGCATTTTGCGGCTGGTAACCCAGCAGTGCATCTTTCACGGCGGCTATCAGCTTGTAACCTCCGGTTTCACCCTTCATCGCATTACACTGCAGGTAGCAGATCACTTTCACCGTTTCTTCCTGCAATATTTTCGATGTGCTCTGCGGATCCTGGTATATGCTGTCCACATATTGCACATTCACCAAACTCTTGGTGTAGTCCTGCAATAGTTCCTGCTGGTTCTCCGGCATCTGCCGGGCCTGAAAAACACTATTTAAAAGAGCTTCACCGGCGCCTATATTGTTGGCAGCAAAAAAATTATTCAGCACACCAACCAATTCCACTTCTAAGCCATCATAGTCCATATCTGCCGGGTGCTAAGTGTTTTATGCTATACAGGTTTCAACCTCATTCTTACCTCTGTGCAAAAACCATCACTCAGCGCATTGGCTATAATGCCTATATAATCTATGTTGGTTCCACGCACATTCACGGTTATCAGCGGTTTGCCATTGGCGTTAATAAGATCCTTCATGCCAGGGAAATCAGAATCAGTATATTCTATCGTCCACTTGTCCAGGTTATACTTATTATCGCCCAGCTTGGCCTCTCCGCTCATGTCCTTGTACTTCACCAAAGCAGTAATGGCATCACCCGCTGGCGGTGTCCACGTAGCAGTGTAGGCAAATACCGTGTCGGTTGCTTTTACTGCCGCAGATACTATGGCGTCAAAAAGCGCCATATTAGCCTCCTTTCTTCAGCAGAAGACCGCAAACGGTAATGTTGTTGATCACCTGCGGCGCGCTCCAGCACCATCCGGCCCACACGTTGCCAGATGCTGTAGTGGTCAGGTAGCCATCAGTTGTATCCAGGTACAGCTTATCACCTATTGCAGGCGTGTCGCCTGTTTTCAGCGTCATGTTACCGAATGCGCCATCCAGCTTCACTACCACGTTGCCGGTTGTGCCGGCGGCAAATGTGCTTTCCGGCACACCTACCAGGTCATTGCCTATCGACAATGGCAAACCGGGTGTTGCTATTGTGCTGTTGCTTGGCGTATATCCGCCGCTGTTGCATCCGCCTGCAGGTATGGCTATCAAAATACTGTGGCCGTCCTGAATCCTGTTCATGCCCATAAAAAGCTATTTTTAGAAGATTTTTAAATGAATGTTTTTACGCTCGTCCTTGCCAAATAGCTTACCGTTCAAGCAAGCTCACCACCGTCGATAGCCCCTCAGTTCCCGATCCCGTAACCGTTATCAAATAATTGGTATAAGGGTTGCCGGTGATCACCTTGGTCCACGTCTGGTTAGTGGTATTGGTAATAGTGGCCGAATCAATGCAGTTGTAGGAAGTAGGTGTGCCCGTGTCGCCGCTCACAAAGAACCTCACCTTTCCGGCTCCGGTGCCGGATGTCAGCGTCATATCTACCGTATAGGTCAGGCTCTGGAATATCCAGTTGTTCGGGCCTGGGCCTATCTTGCATTTGGCACTGTCAGCGCCTGTGTTGGTCAGCGTCAGCGTAGGTGTGTACCATACAGGGCCGCTGCCATTGGTAAAGTTGCCGCTGGTGGGCGCTGGTGGATACATCATCGATTGTGCATTCACTGCACCTGCAAATACCAGCATCAGCACGGAAAGAAAGAAGATCTTTTTCATCAGAATAATCGTTTATTGTTAACGTCTTTTGTCGCCAAATGCCGCTTTAAAGGCGGCTCATTTGGCATTATCTCTCAGTCTTACGACTTACTACTATCTGCATTAATCCCCTGTAGGTGCAGCACCTGGGTTCTTGTACCAGCCCTGCCAGCCCCACATAGCGCATGCAAAGTCCAGGCGGCTCTTAATCACCAGCTTGTCGGTTTTCTTGTCCACATAGCTTTCTGTGTACAAACCTTCCTGGCCGCTCAGGTAGCTGTGCACCATACCGTCCACGGTTGTGGCGCCCGGATCAGCTATCAGGTACCATTCCTGCGGGTTGCTCAGATACACGTTGGTATCAGGCACCAGGCTACCCCACAAGTTCACAGCGGCAGTTGTGGTAGGATAGATCAGGCGCAAGAATTTTTCTGCGGTGGTCTGCAATTCAGGTGGAACCAGCAGGAATTTAGGCTGGATGTCCAGTTCGTTGCCTTCAGGCGATTTCTGGCGCCTCATGGCGGTACGGCCTGCACTCAGTGCCGCATCAGTGATCACGCTGGCAGTACCCAGGTTACCATGCTTGGCGTGGAACAGCGCGTTACCATCAGGGCAGGTAGTGTTACTGGTGATCATACCCCAAACCTTCTTGCTCTGGAACTGCTTGGCCCCTATGCCTATAGCACGAGGAATGTCCGTCAGCACACCCAGGTCATCATTCACAATGGTCTTGCGGGTGATGTTAAAGGCACGCGCAAATGTTTGCAGCTGAATGGTCGCCTTTTCGTTGCTCATAAGGTTTGCTTCCTTATATTCACCGTCTTCGCCCATTTCTTCAAAGGTTACTGCAGCGTCAAACTTCACACCTGTTTTCACACGGAAGTCATCTGCAGGCACAGCACGGCTATACTGCATCCACTCGGGCACTGTAGGCTCGTAATACATGCGCAGGAAACGCTTCACCGTGCTGGTGAACAGATCTGGAAGGTCTGAAGTATCCAGTGCACGCTTGGCCACTTCGCCTGGGGCCATAGACATCACACCCGGCACACCGTTCATGGTCAGTATTGAGCGCGCGATGTCGATGAACGTCATGTGCTTATAGTCATGCGCTTTCACGTCCATGGCGCGCGTCTTGGTCTTGTCGTCCATGGCGTAGAATTTCTCTACGCTGCCCGGCATTGCGCGGTGCATCATGCCTTCGCTCATGGCGGCAATAACATGGGTGCGCTCATCACCCTTTGCACTTGCGCCGCCTGCGTGGCCGCGGCCGGCAATGTTCGGATCCTGTTCTACCATTTTATCGTGAATTTTAGCCTTAGCCTCATCGATCGTCAGAGCACGGGTGCCATTCTTCATAGCTACCAGCTCGTCCGCAAAGTCTTCTCCCAACTTTGCATTGCGCACCGCAATACGGATCGCCGTGCTGCGCTCGCGTTCATTTTCCAGTGCGCGGGTCACATCTTCCTGCGTAAGTGGGGCAGGTGCGGCCTGCTTTTCTGTTATGGCTGCGCGTACAGCGTCCATAGTCAGTGGCTTACCACCTTCCGAACGCTCTATCAGCTCATCAGCAAACGTTTCGGGCAAGTTCGCAGTGCGCACAGCATTGCGAATATCTTTGCAGCGATTGCGCTCTTCCTGTACAGCACGCTGCTGCTGTTCCAAAATTTCCTGCTCAGTCATATCAGACCTGTTTTGTTTATAATTAAGAATTTCTACTTCGTTTTCGTTAGCCTCGTCGTCATTGCGCACGCTGCTTTTATAGTCAGCAGGCACAGGCACCAGGCTTATTTCAAATAGCTCCCAATCCACTGCACGGTACACCGGCGTTTTCTTGGGGTCTTTGTCCGGCACACGCTCATACTTCCATATGCGGTAACCCGCGCTTATCCCGGTAATGTTGCCTGCCTGTATGTCCTTCCATACATCTGACTTTGCATCCTGGTCGCTATACTTTACTGTCGCACGGCATTCTCCATCCTTCACGCTCCATTCTATCACGCGGCCAAACTGGCTAAGGATGCTGTAGGTGCTATGCGTATCCACCAGTGGCACCACGCCGCTGTCCAGTCTTTCACTCCGTATGCTCTTCTTATCGCACACCAGCACTTCAAAGAAACTTTCATCGGCCCAGTACGGAGACCGGAACACCGGGTTCTCTGTCGCAAACACAACCGGGAACGTTTTTTCCGTAGGGTTGATGCCCGCCGTATCTATCGTTGCCCTCGTGAATAATATGCCGCTCTTTGTTCGCATTGTTGCACCAAAAATCACAATTACATTCAGGCACTTACCTGTCTATTGCCTTTCCTTCAAAACTTTTTTGGAAATAAAAAAAGGCGCTCTTAGAAAAGAGCGCCCGTACAACCCAACACTATGAAAACATACTCGCCAGAGTACATCCACTACTATTTACCCGTCGCGTTCAACTTATTGTTATCAGACGGCACAGCATCCAGGTTAGGCAACCATTCTGCATTGATGCCCGCGTCTTTAAAACGTTTGTAGTCCTCAACTATTTGTTTGAAAACAGTGTCCGGATCGTCGCCATTCTCACGTATCATTTCACTCCACGGCTTGCGACCCATGCGCATTTCATTCTTGATGGCCGCGGTTTCCTTCGTAGGATCGATCATTTCTCTGCGCGGAGTGGTCCACGTGATGTTCAGGTTATCCGGCAGCTTGATCAGGCCACCTGGGCACAGCAGTAGCGCATCCAGAAACCACTTCATTACACCATCACAGAATATTGGCACCATGGTCATCCATTGCGCATCTTCTATTGTGCGCTGGTGCTCTATCCAGCCCATGCGGCCACTGCTGAAGTTTACGTTGCTGTAGTCGCCGGTCATCATTTCATAGGTCACTTCATAACCTGCTGCAATGGCCCTGTGTTTGCTTTTACGATACTCTTCAGCTCCCGGCGCTGTAGGTGGAGTATTGAACTGGATTTGCTCACCAGGGTATAGGTGGTAGATGCTGCCAGGCTCCAGTTTCTCCAGCGTTTCTTCATCGTCATAGTCCTTCCGGTCAAAGCTGATGTTGTCTATCTTATCGGGGTCGTTCGTCACCCTGAATGCAGCATGGCTGGCCTGCACTTTCTTGGCCATCAGCTCGGCGTCTTCATACTCATCCAGGTCGCGCTCTGCAATTATAGTTGGCGCAGCAGATGGCACACCTCTGTTCTGCGCAGGAAAATCCACATGCAGCACATGGATCACATTTTCTGCCGAAACCCTTACAGGGTGCGTGTACCACTCACTCGGATGCCGCTGAAACAGCCAGTAAGCCACACGTTTGCCGCGCTTGTCATATTCTATTCCGTTCATCGTCCATCCACCTCCGGGCAATATCTGGTAATTGATGTAATCTGCCAGATATTCCATTTCCAACAACTGCAGTTGTATGCCGATCGGCGATTCACTGAAGGGCACTTGCCGCCGCAATACCATCACTTCACCATCACGCTTAAAAGTCTTAGCCACCAGCTTCTGCACCCCGTAAAAGTTCAACCGGCCATAAAAATCGCAGCAAAGTTTTTCACCCCAGGCCCGCCAAAAATCCTTCATCAGGTTCACAGAAGGCATTTGCACACCCTCGCTGCCTTTATCGTAACCTATTTTGAACGACGGAACAATGCCGGTACCAACGATTCCGTTGGCAAGGCTGTTGATAGCGCGTTTGGCAGTGTTTGTGTTCTGATACATATAGCGCGCACGCTGCCTCAGCAGCGTGGCATCCATGCCAATATCCTTATTCGCGCTCAGGTTGTTCAGCGGAAAGCTGCCGGTTCTGCTTCCGCGGCTGGCACCTTCATACTTACGGTTCATGGCTTCGCCGCGTTGCCGGTTGGCAAGACGTCTTGCCCCCGCTGCGGGCGCAAAAACCATGATCACGTTATCAAGCATCCTTCCAAGATCCATATTCGTTGAGCCATTATATTGTCAGTAGGCGGCAGCGGCTATACACCCTTTCTATACACACCTTTCCATTTCCTGCGCGGTGCATTCGTCAGCCCCAGGTCTTGTTCCATCTCCGCCTTTAACGAGTTCATTTCTGCCAGGCTGCGGTAATGAACTTCCTTGTCGCTATACTTCACAAACGTAGCGCCCAGGGCTATCGCCGCACACAGGTCGTTATATTGCTGCTGAGTATATGTTGCCACTGCTATTTTATTTTTACGGAGATATCCACCACAGATATTTCCATATTTACCTGCAATTTACCCGCTATCTCACGGATGCTGGCCACGTCATGGGCAATAGACAGGTAAACACTCATCATAAAATCGATCTTTTCTATACCCTCCTGCATGCTCTGCTTCGTGTAGCCAAAGCGCTCGGCAATGTCTGCAAACGTCATGTTGCAGTCCTTCCACAGCAGCCAGTGCAGTATGCGCCGCTTGTCGGTGTTCTTGTCCTTGCCGCCTTTCCGGTTCGTGTAGCAGCGAAAAAAACTCTCGTCAACGTCCCATTTGCAGCAGGCGGCATCTATCAGCATTTGGTCCAGCGACTTCTTTTCCAGTTGATATTTTAAAACAGCCATCGGGTATAAATATTTAATGAGTTAGGTAATTCACTTCGGTTGGTACTTCGATTGCTGCACCCTCAGCTTCCACCAGGGTTCAGGCACAGGCCTGCCGGCCTGCTTGCAAAGCGTCTCCATGTTGTCAGTAATGTAGGCGCGCACCTGCTTGCTGCATTTGTCGTTGTCGCTCAGCCACAGCAGGTAGCTGGCCGGCACATCCACCATCCGCAAACCCTTGTACTGGCCATACGGCATCAGGTCATCATCCTTCAGCGCTTTAAATCCGCTATTCGCATTATTATCCTTCATCTGCCTCATTATTTTTACTCAAATAGTCCATATTGCCGAATTGTCGAATTGTCGAATTGTCAAATTGCCCCATTACCGCCTGTCCCAAAATCCACCCCTGCGCCGCTTCTTGCCATCTTTTTTGTCGTCGCCGGGCTGCACATCATCGCGCTGGCGCTCTTCCAGCCTTTTGTCCGCAGCTTCATCCTGTCCACTATCCGCATCAGGAGCGCTCACAACATTCATTGAGCCATTGAGTAATTGAGCCATTGAGCCATTTCCTATCTCTTTCTCCCATCGCGCATCATTCCACCGGTCAAAACCCAGCATAAACGCAGCAGCCATAGCATATATTCGGCAGTCAAGCGGCTCGTTTCGCTCATATCGCTTCACCCACTCATACTTTATGGCATTGGTCCGCTTGTTGCGCACAGGCACACGCTCTTCAGCTGTTATCCCGCGGAAATACTGTTCATCGCGGGGCAAAAAGTGGCAGAAACCTTTCGGTATCACACCGTCATCTTTTATTTCCAGCCGCAGCCAGCCATAAAGCAGCTCTTTCAGGTAACCCACGCCCACCGGCCACACCTTGCCGCGGCGCACGCTCTTTCCTTGCTCTGTTTTGGTGGTAATTTTCGGTGTGTTAAAGGCCATATTAAGGTTTTCGCGGCCTTGTATCGGAACCACACGCTTTATGCCATGCTTCCGGGCGAAGGTGTGCACATGATCGCTGTTAAAGTTGGCATCAACGCACATTTTCCTGATGCCGATCGTGCCTCTCTTGTCAGCCTGATCCCCGTAGAACGCCTCAAAATCCCACTGTTCATTCAGCACGGTGCTCAGTTGTTCCCACACTTCAGGCTTTGTAGTGTCACCCTGCAGCACACGATAGTCTATTTGCTGGCTAATGCGGCCTTTCTGCCAGCCCACAATTTCCACTTCTATACGGTCAGGCTGCACATCCGCTCCGGCAGTAATAAATGCCACAGAGCCCATCACCTTGTTCGGCTCGTTTCTATGGTCGTGAGAGCGTTCATAAAGCATCTGCCAGGGCGGCGCAATGCCTTTTGTCTTGTATAACTTGCCCTGTATCGTGTTTATATAGGCTTTCTTCCTCGGTTCGTCGTTTTCTGCCTTATCCCAGGCTTCGGCCATGTCCGCCCAGCTCAGCCATCCCTCCGGACTATATATGCCGCCGGCGTGGAAGCCGATAACGTCTTTTCTTGTATTTTCTGGCTTGGAAGGTATCCAGCGCGCGCGGCCTTCGTCCGGATGGCCGGGTATATACTGGCTTTTGTCTTCAACAAGCATGTAAGTCTTGTGGTGGTTGTATATTTTTTCGCCGCAGTGGATGCAAGGGTAATGCACATCATCATATTTTCCCTTTTCCCATTGCAGGCGCTCGTCCTCCAATATCTGTAAGCCCTTGCAGTGCGGGCAGGGCACCCAATAATAGTGTTGGTCTGTGTTTTCAAACTCGGGCCCTATCACGCTGGCATCATCGCTGGTGGGTGTGCTCGGCATATACAGCTTCTTCCTGCTGCCAAAGGTGTTCATACGCTGCTCTATCAGCGCCACCGGGCTACCTTCACCATCCACATCGCCAGGGTAGCGGTCCACTTCATCGGCCACCACTATCCGCACCGGCACACTGGCCAGGCTGGCGGCACTGTTCGCTCCGCCAAAAAATGCAGTTCCTCCGGCGAAGTCTTTTTGCGCCAAAGTGTTCCCGCCGTCCCTGCTGCGTTTCTTGCCTATCTTCTGCTGCAGCCGTGGGCAGTCTTCTATCATCGGGTCCACGGTCTGCTTCACCTTGCGCTCCATGGTGTCCACCGTCGGCATAAGGTAGAAGATCGGGCACGGTACCATGTCTATGTAGTAGGCCAGTATGTTGAACCCGGCTTCGCTGGCGCCTATCTGGCTGCCTTTCATGAATATCACACGCCTGTAAGGGCTCCGGGCGCTCATGCAGTCCATTATCTTGCGCAGGTAAGGCGTGCGCGCCACCCGGTAAGGACCAGCCTCGGCACTCCCCTTAGTGTTCAGTATGCGGTGTTGCTCCGCCCATTGCGTCACAGTCAATATTGGTTCAGGCTTCAGCCCTTCCAAAAAGCTCCCGATCAGCAAAAACGCATAACTGCTCCTGCCACCGCAGTGGTGATCCACCACAAACCACAGCACCGCCATCAAACCCAGAAACCACCGCCAAAACCGCTTATTATTCAGGCACCACATAAATTGCTATAGATTTTATTTCCAAACACCATCTTTATTCACAGATACCCGGCGCGCACCCGTCCAGTAATCCGGCCGCAGGTCTTTATGCTCTTCCACCCACAGCCGCACATAGGCCTTCACGGCCTGATGCCAGTCCAGGTATTTCTTCGTCGGCTGCACGCGGCCATCATTGTTGCGCTCAGCATCCTTTATGTATTCGTGTATCTCGCCGGTCGCAAGTGTCATCGGTATGTACAGCCAGCTTGGCGTCAGGCAGATGGCGTACTTATCCGCCACACACAGTCTGGAGAACTGCGCACCGTTCTTTTTTGCCAGAAAACGGCTATGGTATAGCGTAAACTCATACCACCGCTCACCAAACAGCGCCCGCATCAGCCGCGCGCCCAGGTACGGGTGCAGCTCACCCTCTTCACCATCCATGTTCGGCTTGCCCCAATAG